TTGTATTTATAGAAAGATTTAAATAACTTCTTTACTTCAGAAATAGATGATACTTCAGGATAAATTTGATATATTGTTTGAAGATTTATAGGGAATGAATAATACTTACCATTTGTGAAAGATTTAACTTTATGTCGGTAGTGATTAAATTCCGCAAAACTATTAACATATTCCCAGATATTTTCATGATTGGTGTTAAAGATATGGGGTCCGTATTCATGAACGTTAATGCCATTGTAATTTTTAGAATAACAATTTCCACCAATATGATTTCTCTTGTCAATTACTAAAACTTTTTTGCCAATATTATAAGCTTCTCTTGCAAATACAGACCCAAAAAATCCAGAGCCAACAACTAAATAATCATACATAATAATCTTTTACAATTTACCAACCAGGAGTGAAGAATGGGTCAGTAACTAAATCATGCATTGGCGTAAGCTTTTCAGTACTATCATCACTTTTTAGATAATTATGATAGTTAGTGTAAGGCTCTTGATGTAAATTCGCATCTAGTGATAAATTTGGATTTAATTCTTTTTTCTGGATTTTTGATTTGTCTTTTTCAATGTGGTTTTTATAAGGAGCATCATTACCTGGAAAATCAAAAGGCAAAGCTGGAGTATTCCAAAATTCACTATACCCACTTCTATTTTGCTTAGGTAAAACTTCTAAGTATTCATCTAAACTCAAATCTGTAGGACCTAATAGCGGAACTGGGTTAGGAAAGTGAGTTTTTCTGTAAGTTTCAAATTCAGATTGATCTTCAGAATCATCCTCAGTAACTCTGTCTCTTCTATTAATAGGGTAAGCTTGAACAATTTTATCCAAATCTCTAATAGCCCAATGTATTCTTTCTGGCTTGATTAAATCTGGTATATTGTCAATAAGATCTGATTTAAAACCTTCTTCATATTTTCTTCTAGAACTTAATAACTGTTCAATTCCAGTGACATGTTCATTTTGAGGTTTATAATGTTCTTTGATAAAATTAACAGAGTTATTCTTTAATCTATTACTAGCATCTTGTAAGAATTTTTCATGCTTTTCAATCTCTTCTTTAACCTTCTTCTTATATCTTTCTCTAGGGGTTAAAATAAATGGAGCTACATCATCTTCTGAAAATCTATGGAAAATTTCAAGGCGATTTTCAATATTTCTCTCTTCAGAAGGGTCAGGAGGATTGTGGGTTCTGGCTAAAAAATGCTCAAAAGAGATATCCTCAGTAAAAGAATTAACATCCCAGCCACCAGGATTATAACCACCTTTACCAATAGGACTTCCACCAGGCGAGTAAGGAGCTGTTCCGCCACCACCTACACCACCATATTGAGCTATTTTAATAGATTTTTCCATTTATTATGTCCTTGAAGTTGGATAGGAACCAGAATCTAATGTAAACGTTTTAATGATTGTTGTATTATCACTTGCGTATAAAGATAAAGTTGCACCATTAATAACCCACTTACCAAAACCATAAGCCCTAGCAGCATTTAAAGCATCACCAATAGTATGAGCAGTGTTAGAAGTAGGAACAGATTGAGACATGTTAATATTTACTGGTGTTAAATTAACTGTTAATACAGCTCCATTAGTACCTAAAGCTCCTCTAACTGTTATTGTTACATCACTAGAACCTGAAGCAAAAGCAGCATCTGGAACATCTAATCTATATAAACCAGGCATTGTTCCAGAAGAAATTTCAGCAAAACCTCCAGAAACCCATGTACCTGTAGATGCTTGGCTTACTAAAGAAATTTGAACAGGAGAGCTTCTATTTCTAACATAATAAGCTTGAAGACCGCTTGTGGAGGCTGTAAGACCTGTCACGCCGAGGTAGAGTTCGATGCTTTGTGATGTGGAGCCGGGAGCGATTGTAATGGTGGATGCGTTGCGCTCGGTTGGGTAGTAGAACGATGTAGCCGCAAATGACGTTCTTGCAAAAGCTCCGATATCTGTCCCTGATGTCCAAGGGTCTGAGTAGATATCCGTTACTGGTGCGCCTGACGATGTACCTCCGGCAATCAATGGGCTACTCAAATAAGGACTAAATGTTGCGGTTGGTATATCTGCAGACAACAACGTTGCGCCTAAATCTAAACCAGATAAACCAGTCCTTGAATTTGTGCCAACATCTACTCCCGACCTAGTAGATGCTGATGCGAACCTGTTGAAATCTTCAATCAATCTACCTGTCGTATTAGCAGAAAGTGAAGTTCCGCCATAAATCCCAAACAATACACAGTTTCGTATATTTGATGTATTTGTTGCATTTGATGACCTAACAGAAACTCCAATGTCTTGGTGTAAAAACGTAGAGTTATAGATTGAGACTCCGTTACCGACTGTAATGGTGTTATACGTTGGACCATCAACTTGCAACCCACTGTTGCACAAGAACAAACAATCGGTTACCGATGTATTGAAGTTATAAGCCGAACCTGTTGTTTGCCCTTCGATAAATAATCCTACATCCCCATAAAATATACATTTACTTATAGTTGAATCTAGCGGATTATTTGCAGAAGTAGCCAGCCGCACAGTCCCTCTAAAAGCTCCACCTGTAGCCGAAGACGTTGAAAATACGCAGTTTTGCAATGTTATATTTCTTGCACTTGTAAACTGTGTATATCCGTTGCCAACGATATGCACATTTTGTAAGGTTACATAAGTTTTTGCACAAGTCAATACATTGGCAAATGTAGGAATAACGTTGTCTGATGCAAAGTTCGTAATTAAAACAATGTTCGGAGTCACTCCGCTAAATTGTGATGCAGTCGGGTCTCCAGAGATTACAAGCGTCTGACTAACTGACGGTGTTACTGTTACTGTTGGAGATTCGCGGTAGACACCCGGTGCAATGTACAAATAGTTTGTACCGCTAGTTAAGACCATATTGGCAAGAGCATATGTTACGGTTTGCCACGCTTGACCTGTTGTTGACCCAGTCCCTGCGTTTGCATTACTGCCGTCTGTCCTGACGTAATAAGTAGCCATTATTCAGATGTTCCCGCTACGATTTCTTGAGCCATAATCACTGAAAATTGTGTACTGTAGTTTTGTTGAAAATCAGAGTCCTGCGTAACCCACCAACCAAATACACTAGTACCATTCTCACCAAACGTTCCAAGGATATTCCCTGCATCGTCGGTAATGTCACCAAAGACAATCCAGTCACCGGGGACGTTAGGGTTAGGCTCCAGCCTGTAGTTCTGGAAGTTCATTTGCCCACCTTCAGTGCGTTCATGTCCGTACCCTTGAAAGGCATCGTCAGGAAAGCCAGCACACTAGACACCGCAGCTGAGACACCTGCGGGAAAATCTTGGTGTTTTGCGCCTGGATTTTCCGCATATACACTAGAGATATATAATTTCATAATAAAAATAATCCTTATCTATCAAATTCTTCGACCAAAAGACATTGTCCTAGAGCCTGGTAATCTTTGTATGATTTTGTTTGTTAGGCATTCATAAGAAACAGCAGCAATAGCATCACAAATATCATCTTTATATCCTTGTAATGCTGAAATATAATATCTAGAGCCTTTCCATTTTTTCTGAAGGAATTGAAATTGAATTTTAGCTTCTTGTACTTCGTTTAAATCAAATTCTCTCCCGGCTGCATCTTGAAATTTGCCTCCAGATAAATCATAAATATCAATTCTGTCTTCTCTTAATAATTGGGTAAGTTCTGTGTAAATTTTCCCTTTATATTCTTTATTAAATTGTCTTTCAAGAGCATTAATTCCAGCCCCTTGCATTTTAATTAGAGATGATTGAGAATGCCATTGATCAAAAGTTACTTGTTTAAATTTAAATCTTCTATGTAAATCAATTAAATATTCTTCAACTTCTCTTTCTGATACAGGTTGGTTTTTAATCATAGGATTCCAAAAATGAACATGATCAATTACCACTCTTCTTAAAGGTCTATTATCTGGGCCAACAGTTCCGTAAATGGCTTCTGTATGTGCAACAGCTAAAGCATAATAGTCTGAAGTTCTCGCAGGATCTAAATGACAATAATAATCTACTAGAGGTTGACCCTGTTCTCTTCGGCTTACCATTGATGAAGAATTAAAAAATCTATTAACTGAATCAGAAGTAAACATAGGATCTGAAGATGATGCTCCAAATTCAGCTCCATACTGCATTTGATGTTCAACAGGATTCTTTTTCTTTTGATCATCAAGCCAAGCCTTATCAATATTAGGATTTGTTAGCCAGGTTGGAAGACGCATAACAAGAGTAGTGGGATCTTCTTGTCTGTTCTCATGTAAATCATATAATAATCCAATAGGTCCTTTAGGGTTAGAAAGCATCATCATCTTTCCATCTTTACCAAACGTAGCAAGAGATGGCTTCAAATCATCATATAAAGAATAGTCAACACCAGAATCAGGATTGTCTCCGGCCATTGCAGCTACTTCGTCCATGATAATACACCAACAAGTAAGACCCACAAGACCTGAAGCATTACTAGAACCACACCTTAAAACTAAAGATCCTGGAAATAAATTAATGCCAGCAATTTCTCTTCTTTCGTTTTCTTTTCGGTCATGAGCAGTATAGAATCTCATTTCCAATTCAGTATCTTTTCCAATGAATGGCTGAAAATATGGAGATGCTAAAACAGTCTGCTTAATTTTAGAGAAGATTGCTTTTTTAGCCTGTTCTTCATTTCTAGCAACATTTAATAAAACAATCTCATCAAATTCCATCAAACCATATCGAGCTTGCGGATGGTCCATAGAAATTAAACGAT